CTTTAGGAAATACCAAATGGATAGAACTTAATGCTACAACAGCAGAACAATCAAGTTCTAATAGATGGAATAATACCTCTCCAACAAGTTCAGTATTTACTGTTGCAACTGATAGTTCAGTTAATGCTAGTGGATATACTTATATTGCCTACTGTTTTAGTGAGAAAAAAGCTTACTCAAAATTTTCCAGCTACACAGGAAATGGTAGTACATCTAATTTTGTTTTTACCGGATTTAAACCAGCTTGGTTACTTGCAAAAAAAAGTTCAGGAACAGGAGATTGGTTTTTAATTGACAATAAAAGAAGTACAATTAATCCAACAAATCATCAATTAGAAGCTAATAGTAGTGCTGCAGAAGATGCTTCTGGAAGATTTAATTTTTTATCAAATGGTTTTAAATGTGTATCTAATAGCACAGGGAGTAATGGAAGTGGAACAACATATATATACATGGCTTTTGCAGAAAATCCATTTGTAAATTCCAATGGTGTACCAAATAACTCCAGGTAGTTATGAAGTTTATACTGCTTATATCGGTATGCTCTTTTTTAGAAAGTACTTGCAAAGATCCAATAAAATTTAATTTACAGTTTGATACTTGGAAAGAATGTGCAATGGCTGCGTTAGATACCAGCCAAAAATATTTAAATTTAGAAGATGAAAAAATTATAAACAAATATCGCCTTGCAACTAAATTTAGTTGTGAAGCAATAGAGGAAACGTGATGGCAAAAAAGAAATCTCAACACTCTAACGTAGAGGATCATAATGGTATTAGAATATCCTACCATGAAAAGGTTTGCGCAGAACGAATGAAAACTTTGTTTAAAGCAATCGATGAAATGCGAGTAGATATTAAATCATTAAAAGCTGACATGAATAGAGGTAAAGGAGCTGCTACTATAATAATACTCATAGGTGGTTTGCTTGGCTCAATCTTCTACTACTTCACGAAATAGAACTACTGCTGCTAAAGGTTTATCTAATGAACTATTAGCTGCTGCAAAGTTTGCAAAAGATCCAAACTTAATAGTCTTTACCCCAATTGGTGCGGGGCCAATAGACATATTAGTTCTAAACATACAGACGGGGGAGTACACGGCTTATGATGTTAAAACACAAAACTATCGCAAGAATGGCTGGAAGATTAGCCGAAGTAAAACTGGCGAACAAAAAAGATTAGGTGTCAAAATTCTTAATTTTGATCCAGAAAGTAAATGAAGGATGGAAGAAGTTAAACAACGAATTAAAGAACACGAAGGGTTTAGGGATACTGTGTACTCCGATAGCCTGGGTTTCGCTACAATTGGCTATGGCCATCTGGTTCTACCTACCGATGACTTTGTTGAAGGTGTGGCGTATCCTAAAGAGCAGCTTGAAACTGTTTTTGACAATGACTTTCAGATTGCTCTCACATCTGCTGAAGAACTTTTGGAAGAAATAGAAGTACCAGAAACTATTAAAGGTGTCATTTGTGAAATGTGTTTTCAACTTGGTAAACCAAGAGTAATGAAATTTAAGAAATTTTTGGAAGGTATTGAGGCAGCTGATTATAATAAAGCAGCTGATGAAATGATTGATAGTGCATGGCACAAGCAAACTACGTCAAGATGTGAAAGCCTGGCGGAGCTAGTTAGGAGCTGCGCATGATACAATTTTTAAGCATAATAAAAAACCCATTAACTAAAATGGTGTTTAATAAAGCAACAGAACATTTTAAACACAAGGCTGAAAAACAAAAAGTAATTAGAGCTGCTGAAATAGAAGCAGCTAAAGATGTAGATATAACTAGGATCAAAAGCCAGGATCAAAGTTATAAAGATGAAATTTTAATGCTGTGGTTAATCGGGATGCTCACAACTGGTTGGTTTCCTGGAACAAGAGAAAACTTTAGAGAGTGGGTAGCAATCATAAATGATCTACCAGACAGCGTTTGGTATTTAGTTATCATAGTTTTTACAGCTAGCTTTGGATCCAGAGTTTCTGACAAGTTGATGAACCGCAAGAAAAAGTAATGGCTAAACAAAAGTTTACTCATTTTGTACCTCGTGATCCAACAAAGAAACGGCCAGGCAAACATAAAAAATCTCTTTCAAAGGGAGAAAAAAGACAGAAGAAACTTACAAGATACAAGGGTGGTGGCAGATGAAACAACATAAGTGGATGGTTCCTTTACTGGGTACAATCCTTATGGGGTTATCTACCTGGGTACTAATAACTTTAGTTGAGCTTCAAACATTAGTTGGAATGCTGCAACAAGAATTAATGAATATAGATAAACAAATGGGAAGGATCTATGCACACATGGATCGCTTAATGAGCAAATGATTGACAAATATATAATAAAATTTCTAGGAGCAATAGACAACTTTACTGCGTGGTTATTTACTCCTCGATGCAAATGTAAGAAAAAAAAATGAAATGGATTAAGGGTATTGCTTATACTTTTTTAGGTATTCTTTGGCTTATTATAATTTTAGGTACAGCTGCATTTGCTGTTGGTAATCAAACAAATACATCTGGATCTAACACAGCTATTGAAGGTAACTATACTGGGGGATCTACAACCTACGAAAGCGGATCTACGTCATCCAGTACAACCACAAACAGTACAACATCTAACATTCGATCAGCTCCATACACGTCTGCTGCGCCATCGTTAGGTTCAATGAACAATTGCGCATTAGCTTTATCTGCTGGGGTACAAAACTTTTCAATAGGTGTATCAGCTGGCAGACATTTTATAGATCCCGTATGTCAAACAATTAATTTATCTAAAGCTCTGCATGGTATGGGTATGAAGGTTGCAGCTATAAGTGTGTTGTGTGGTAATCCAGAAATATTCCATGCAATGAGTGCAGCGTTTGCAAACACTCCGTGTCCGATTGAAGGCAAGATTGGTGCAGAGGCAACTAAAATATTATTTGAAAAATATAATGGCAAGATGCCAACTTATGAACAGTATCTAAAACTTGAATTAAAAAAAATAAAAGATCAAAAAAATAAAATTAAAATAGAAAAGATTAAACCTAACATAGTTAGATAATGAAATTTTATATTATATTGGCAGCTTTACTTTGGTTCCTATTATCCTGGTTTGCAAATTCAGTTGGATTAAAAGCTGAAGAAATAACAACTGGTAACTTATTAACCAATGGTAATTTTGAAACGGGTAATGCTAATGGCTGGACAACAAGCGGTAATACCCAGGTAGTCAACGATTGTTGCGAGCTAAATGGTGTATCAAGTAATTATGATTTAGAGTTTGGCGATAGCGGATCTATCGCACAAGATGTTAATTTAACTACTAATACTATTACCCAGGATATGCTGAATAATGGTATTACTTTAAACCAAGTAACCGAGGTGCAAAACGGAGAATGTAATGTATCCGGTTGTTGGGGAGGCAGCGGAGCTGCGGATCAATTTACTATAAATCTTAATATTAAAGATAGTTCTGGTAATGTTATTGCAACCATGCAATCTACTAGAACAGATGTAACGGGTATCAATGGAGCTAATTTTACTGATACTCTTATCTATACTGGTACGGGTTCAAACGTAGGTAACACTACTATTTCTGCCATAGATGCAAATGCTCCAGCAACTCTTGGTGGGCCAAACATAGACAACATATCATTAACCATGACTTATAATAATGTTGTTTTACAAGTAGAAACTAAACAAGCATTACAAGCATTTGAAGAACAAGTTTTATTTCAAGAAGAAGAACAATTTTTTACTGAAGAATTTGTAGAAATATTTACTGAAAAAATAGAAACAATTGCAGCTGCTGCATTACCACCAGAAGAAAAAGCCGTAGAGATAACAGCTGCTGTATTAGAGTTTGAAGAAAAGACAGAAACTAAAGTAACTAAAGCAGAGATCCAAACAGCTTCTTTTTTACCACCACCAACAATGATGATGGAAGAAAAGGAAGAAGAAAAACCAGCTCAAATAGCTATGGCTATTATGGAAGAAACTCAAAATGAGGAACCACCAGCAGAACCAGAAGAAATAATAGAAACTAAAAAGGAGACTACAAATGTACGGGAAGAAGAAACCAACCAAAATAAAGCCGAAGAAACCAAAACAGAAACCGAAGAAAAGGTAACTGCTAAAGCAGAAACTAAAACTAATAAAACTAATACTAAAGTAAGTAAATTAGAAGCGTCTATGGATAAGGTAGATGCAGTAGTTAAAGATGCTGCTAAAAATTTAGAAGTTAAAAGTATTATAAAGCTAGATGCTATGCAAAGTGATAGCTCTATTAACCTGGCTGTCTATAACAACCAGGCGTTTTATAAGAGTAAAGATATATATCTTAATCAAGTTATGATGTTTGATAACAGAGACATCTATAACAATGTAACCTTGGTTAATTACATTAGTAATGATCCAATAAACATTAAAGAAAATATCTTACACGACATCAATAAAAGAAAAGAAGAACTATTAATAGAAATAGAGGTACTTAAAAATGGATAGTATTAAAAAGAACTTAACTAACATAGTTGTCATCATTGGTTTAATTGGTTCCATTGGAGCTGGTTTTACAAAGTATGGAGAACTGACTACTAGATTATCTGAAATAGAAGGTAGATCTTCTACTGACTATTCTGCTGAAATAGCAGTATTAGAAGAAAAGGTTGCAAAATTATCAGATGAAATAGAAGGCGCAACGGGTCATGGCCACACTAAAATATTGATAAACGAGAAACAAATTGAATTATTAAAGGTTAAAATAGACGAAATCAAAGCGTCTGCTTCTAACCCTCTTGGCGGATAATCTGGTCTGGGTGGCTGGATTTGAACCAGCGATCCCTAGCTCCCAAAGCTAGTGCGTTACCAGGCTACGCTACACCCAGACTTCTATTTTTTCGAGACTTGTATCAGAGAGTTATCGGAGAGTAAATGATGTATCAACGTGATAACAGCTAGGAAAAACAAGCCTTATTTTATAACCTTTTTGGTAAATAAAATTTGTCTAATCGTGGTTGTAAGTGTTATATAACAACGATAATTTACAAAATGATTGGTAGGTTCAAATATTACCAATAGGTATTGGCATACAACAATTCTAAACCATCAGAGAGTAAACAAGAGAGTAAACCAAAGAAGTTTGCTATTTTTTTTGTATTTTTTGAGGGGAAAAAGTAACGAGGGAGTTGCTAGCTCCCTCTAATTTTTAGTTTACTTGTTTATATTTTACTTTAATTGGTTCGTATTCAACTTTCATTGGAGAACCATCTGAACTTAATTGGGTTAATTTAATTGGATCCTTATCAGCTTGCGGTTCTTTAAAAGTATTCTCGCCAGCTAGCTCTCGGTTTAATTTAGGCATTAATGGAGCATAGAGACGTTGTAGCTTGCGTTCTTCTCTAATGTTAGCTTCTATCTCACGAAACTTTTTAGCCACCATATCTTGCTTAAATAAGGGTATCTGTTGCAGCACCATTTCTGGATCTCCATTGTATAATAGGTTTATATCCCATCCTTCTTTTCTAGCTAAAATAAACAACTTATCAGAGCCAATACCATTCTGCGCTTTTTCATATTTTTGGATTTGTTGAAAGCTAACGGCTAATGCTTTCGATATTTTGCTTTGTGTTTTACCGCTTATGGTTCTTAAAACGAACATCATTTTTGCTATTCGTTCCTTCTCTTGTAGTGCTGGCATTTATCATCCTTTAGTTATTTGATTAATAGCAGCCTTTCTTTGTTTTTCATTCAAATTCAAATCTCTTATGTAATTAGATTGTCTAATATCTTTAGAGTTACCAAATCTATTATCCATCTGTTTTTCTGTTAAAATTTTAAGTTCTTCCATTCGAGATATACTCCATTTTCTAAAAGGAGACATCCCATTTGGCCAATGGATCCCTAATCTTTTAGCAGAAACTTTAACTCTTTTTCTAGCTCCGTGGATAGGTACATTAAACACTCTCTTAAATGTTCTTCGTTCCATTTTATTTATATCTGGATTTAAAAAATTTACGTTTCTATGTGTAATTGGAAACATTTGCGCCTTCATCCATATACTAAACAGTTCTAAACATTGATCCGATACTTCAACAAATCGTCTCTGTGTTTTTACCTGGTATGGTCTAAAGTTATTTTCTTCATTGATTGAGTGATCTAAAAACACACCACCAGCATTAAAATCTACATTCTCATAACAGATCCCAAGCAGCTCACTTAATCTGGCTCCAGTTTCAGCAGCACATTTGTACAAAGTTTTTAACTGTATATCTGGTTCCTTATTTACAACAGCTAACAGCTCTGGAGTAGTAGGCATCCACTTGATTTGAGTATTGTAATCTTTAAAATATTTTGGCCCGAATTTAAAATTAGCAATGGTATAGTCAATCTTCCATTGTCTGCTGGCACAAAAATTTACGAATTTTTTAAATTCTAATACCGCAGCTCTAATAGTTACTCTACCAATGGTTTCAGTTTTTTTCTTATAGAAACCGAACCCATCTTTTTTAACCCATTGTAGAGCTTTACTATTTTTAATACCAAGTAAAGTTACTTCTCTAAAATCTGATAGTAAGTAGTCTGCTAGATATTGCTTATTGATATGGGGTCTAACATGATTGTTAATGTATGCTACTTGCATATCTTTATATTTAGATGTCGTATCTGGATCGCTATTGATAACTTTAAAGTATTCATCAAAAGCAAAATTAAATTCTATTTTTTGATCTATGACATCTATCTTATCTGAATTTTCTAGTTTAGATCTTAACGCTTCAGCTTTTCTTTTTTCATTCAAACCAAAAGTTTCTTTGTTTTGCTTTTTAGTTTTGCCGTTTACCTGGTAAACAACTTGAACGCATAGTTTTTTACCGCCAGCTCTGTCAACAGTAACAACTTGAACTTTCATTAACTTTTTACCTCCATATATTTAATTGCATCTTTTTCATTCGGAAAAAATTGAGATTGAAAAGAATTATTATTTACTGCTTTTAATAATCTTTTTAATTTTATTTTTTTTGGTTTTTTACTTGCTGGTTTTACCATCCAAACAAATAAATCTTTTTTAACTGTCATTATTTAACTTCGCTTTCCTTCCATGTGTTGCCATTAGCAATACATTTACCTAAACCAGTAAGAGCATAAGTTTTACCTTCTTCTGGTTTATCATAAGTAGTCTCTTTAGTTTTTTTTAAGCCATCGCCAGTATATTCATACTCTGTAATTTTAACTACTGGATCTGGTTTATTATTGTAAACAACTTGAATTGGTTTTTTTGCCATTAAGCAGTCTCCATTATTGATATTATTTTAATTGGATGTTTTTCTTTTTTGATTGATGCTTCAAGATCTTTTTTTAAAGTATCTTTATCTTTGGCTACCAAAGATCTAAAATATTGATTTTTATTAAAACCCCAAGTCATTTGGAATTTAACATTAAACTTTTTACCCATTAAGCAGCCTCCTGGGTTGGTTGATAAACTAATTGAGAATTGAAAACTTCTCCCTCAAAATGATGCTGTTTTAATTTCTTTAAATTTTTAAAGAAACCAACTAACGCCATTTTATTATTATTGATGTTAAAGTAAGTAGTTTTTAATTTGATGTAATTTTTTGCAGATTTCAAATGGTAATTATTATTTCCACCAACAAAAAATTTATTAATAAAAGCATTTAACCATTTGCCTTTATCAGTTTTAGTACCAATCTTAGGGACTTTATATGACATATTTTTATTGTAGCCATAGCCTTTAAGATCTTGATAAACAAAGTGAACGATCATGCAGCTTCCTTTTTTGGTTTATCCCACACAAGTAAAACTTTGCCGATAACTTTGGATGACTTGTTTTTTTGTGGAAGGATTTTTTGTGTAAAGTATTTCTCTAATGCAGAGTAGGTAGTGAACTTTTTTTTTCTAAAGTTTTTAACCATACAATATATATAGTTACCTATCTGGCAATAGTCAATATATAGATTTGCCAATCTGGTAAGTTTATTTAGGCGTAGGAGGGGTATTACTAAAGTTAATTAGTTTAGAATAGTTCTAAAGTAAAATATTTAGGCTTCTATTTTACTTAATTGGTCTTGCAGACTTATAACAGCAATCAATTTTGAATGAGCTGTTTTACTTATAGCCGCAATCCCTGGAGGATACCTTCCCCCGTTTTTAACTTTTAGTCTCGTTATCTTTGCGTTCAGAGACTTTCTTTCTTTCTCGATCTGACTTATTTTTTGTGTCAGATGTTGGTAATGATTTATCATTACTTACCTCTTTTATTCTAGCGAACTCAAAGCTAACAGTTTTACCATCAACTTCATATTTAGCTGCATCGCTAGGTATGGTTTGTTTTGCAGCATCAGAAACAGAATTAAAAACTTCACTTGCTGTAAAGTTTGCGCTTCCATTCCAGAATTTTTCAATCTTCTTGTTCATTTGGATAATCACGTTCTAAAATTATTTTTAAATAGTGGATTGCCTTTTTAATATCTTCAGATTTATTTTTATTTTGATGTCGGCACACTAATTTTACAACATTTCCTTCAGCAAACAAGAGTTTATTTTCACATATAAAATATGCTGGGGATACTTTTAGATCTTTATAATGAGATCCTCCAACTTGTTCTTGCAGACATTCATAATTAAATTCTTTAAATATATCTGGGTGCGTCATTGCTTTATTATCTGAATGCTTCTTGCTTTGCCTGGTAATCTTTTTATCCATTTTCTATCTTCTAATTGGCTTACTCTTTTATTAATTGAATTTTTTGATTTTAAACCTACCGCCATCTTCATTTCTTCGTAAGATGGCGATATGTTTTTCTTTGCAATATAGTTTTTAATAAACTTAAAAAGTTTAAGTTGCTTTGCAGTTAAACCATATTGATCCATTCTGTATTACCAGGGAGCATCTTCAAGAACTGGAGCTGCTGGTTGCGCTGGTGCGCCATTTCCAGTACCCGTTTTCTTGATAGTAATCTTTAAAGATTTATCTTCTTGGATATAAGCAGATGCTTCCATCCATACTCCATCAATAGTAAAGTTTTTTCTGTACGGCTTTCCCGTTTTTTTATTAACACTTTCACTATCTGTTAAGATAAGATCTGGTCTATTCTTTGTCTCTGGTTTTTTGGGATCCTTATCTCCGTTTCTTTTCAAACTAAATGTTGCCACCCAGTTTGGATCTAGTGGTTTTTTAAAATCAGCCATATATATTTATCCTTTCTTAAATTGCTGGTTTCTATCTACAAAGGCTTTTTTTAATTTTTCAAACCTAGGTAAATCTTGTGTTTTAAGCTCTGTTAAAAATTTTTTATTTTGACTTTTTAACTGCTCTAAATTTGCTTGGTGGGTACACCTTTCAATTCTTTGCATAATTATATCTGCATGATCTAATTTAATACCCGTGTTCTCATTGTTGTTTGGTTTCTCGTTTGGCATTTCTTGATCTGAATAGACGTTGCCGTGAATACCTAATGCTTTAAGTATGACACGATCCACAGCTCGTTTTTCTGCAACGGCTACTGGATAATCAAATTCATTGTTTTGTGGAGATACTTCTCCAAAAGAATGATATTTATTTGTTTTATGTTGAGCTGTTGCTTTAACAACTGCACAACCTTTATCTAAATTACAATCAACTAATTCTATATTAGTTTCTATATTGTAATGCTGGGCCAATCCTTCTACTTCTAAATGTTTTATAATAAATTTGCCGTTAGGTTTACCATACCTATCTTTCATTTCTATCATGCCGCCATTATGGCGTAATCTGTTCATGTAGCTTTCAAGTGAAATTAAATTGATAACTTTACCCATTTATATTCTCTTTCGCATAGCCAGAGTTTGAATGAAGGTAAAAGAATACTGCTGTATTAAAACCTTTGTCGTGCATCGCTACACGATCACTCTGGCTATATTTAACGAAACTAACTAACGCTAAAGAGAGAGCTAAAACTATTCCCACAAGGAGCAATCGATGTTTTAAATAGTTTTTTTTTGGTTTCGCTAAATGTCGGTTCAGCAGCCATGGCTGTAAATTCATAACTAATGGATCTGGTTTAATTTCTTTCAATGTTTTCTTCTCCATTTTTTTCTTGCTTGTATCCATCCAATAGCTGTAAGAGTTCCTCCCATTTCTTCCCAATCACTAAAAGTTTTAGGTGTATCTTCTTTACCATTTGGTACAGATGAAAAATTGCTATTTCTATATTTTCTTAATAATTTTGCTTTTGGTGTTTCTCTTATTTTGTTTTTATTCACGCCAACCCCCATAGTTTCATTGCAATATCTCTGTGTTCTCCCATACCCTTCCAAAAGAAGTGGTTAAAGTCTGGAGCTATATCTTGATGCCAGGTAGTTTTACCAGCGTGATTTTCCATTACTCTTTCTCTACGCCTGGCTACCATGGTTAATCTATTAAGATGTTTTTTTAAATTTTCTGGTTTTAAATCATCGCAATTTTCTGGTGTAAAAATATTATATTGTTCTTCATTCATTACAAACAAATGAGGTTTCTTTTTTTCTTCACAAGCAAAATAATAGAAAGCAACTTGACTTAAATGTTCATCAAATCCTAAATAACCTTCATCTATCTTGGGTAAAGAATAATTAGATGTACCATCTTTTCTTGGTCTATTTTTTTTACGCCATTTAGTTTTAAGTTCTACAAAATTTTTTTCATTTTCCAGATCTATTCTACCTATCGTTGGAAGTATGCAGCCATCTAAAGTTAAAGCCACAGATCTTTCACATTCAATAGGGGAAGTTAAATTAATTTCTTTTAATCCAGTTTTTAATGTTTGGAATGCTTTGGCTAAACCTAATCGATTAACATCGTGTTGAGCTGCATCGTTATCATCTACTGCTTCATATAAATTAAACTTATCAATAATTTTATCAAAAACTTTTCTTTGTGGTGGGATCTCTTTTTTTACTAATCCTTTACCTATTTCGTGCTGCCATAAAAAATTACCAAATACTAATTGAGCTAGATCTCCAATACAAACACCAGAAAACATTTTAGAATTTATTGGTAAAGCTCTACGTTGTTCTTGTGTTAAATATAAATATTTATAACTCCATAAATCATCTGCTGTATTAAGCTGCGATGGCGACCAATGATTTAATTTATATAGCTCTACCCACTCTGGTAAATCTTTTATATCGTCTAAAAAATTATCATTATCCATATCAACTAAACTTAATTGGAACGATTTTAGAACAAAAATAGTCTTATTGGCAAACATTATTACCAAATTGGTTTAACCTCTGGTTGTGTATATTGGGGATAATTAAAGGTTTGTATTAAACTTTGGTGCAAATACCATTTTTCTTGGCGCACAAACTTTGATCCAATCTGGATCTATACCTACTGACATTTCATTAAAAGGTTTTTGTGTTTTAGGATGTAATAAATCTAATGTGTAGTTAAGTGTATTTTCATTTATTTTAACTAAAGCAATAATAGGCGCACAACCTTCTTTTGCTTTTTTAGTATTTGGTTCTAAATAACAAATTTTATTAATACTATCTTCGTGGAAACCTTCGTAATTATTTTTTGTTCCATATCTTTCAAACAATAATATTTCTTCGTGATGTTGACTTCCTATTTTATAAAATTTAACTCCTTTGGTTTCTGGCGTGTAAAAACCTCCTGGAACAACAACCTCTTGATAATATCTTTTAGTCAAATCTTTAACCATAAAACTATCATCGGTGTAAGAATGAAGTTGTATTACGTTTAATTTTTTGGGTGGAAACAATATTGCAGCTGGATCACATTTTAAAATTTTAGAAATTTCAATAGCAGCTTCTGGAGATATTTTTCTATCTTCATTTACCCAACGATAAACTGTAACTGGATTTTTATCTAATTTTTTTGCAAGTTGTTTTGGTGTCATTCCAACTTGTTCAATTTTTTCTTTTAAAAAATTCATTTCAGAACTGATATTTTTTCTTTCGTTCTTTTTTGTTTTAATGTTAATTGGGATAGGATTTACCATAACGGCAACGTAATCGCTATTAATATATGTGTCAACAGTTATAACCAACAATGTTAATAAATTCTCAACCACGGGTACTTGTGGATACATAATGGTATAAACACAACATATATGGTAAACACTATTGCCAATAAGGTTATATTTCCATAATGACAACGCATGGGATTAGAAAAATTTAGAATAAGTAAAGGCTTATCCTACAAAAAACTAGCAGATTTAATTGGAATTACTGGGGTTTCTTCAGCAACTACTACTTTTAGGTGGTGTAAAGGATCTAGGATCCCTGGTCGAAGTTGGATGGCAATCATTAAACAAAAAACAAATGGCAAGGTACAGCCGTCAAGTTTTTATGAATAAAAAGAAACAGAAATTGAATGGAAATATAAATGATTACCCGTTGGTTGAAGTTAAGTGGCTTGATTGTCTTGCTGATAACAGCTGGATGTCAATCGACAAAGCAACCAGACTTGAACCCGCTATCGCTTATTCGGTTGGTTATAAACTTCTCCAAACAAAATCAAAAATTACAATCTTTGCCGATTACACAATCGATCCCGAAGATCAATCAATCACAGTAGGTAACACTAACACAATACCAGCTTCCTGGGTGCAAGAAGTAACGGAGATAACTTTTAAATGAAATATATAATTTTATTTTTAGTTCTGTTTAGTTTTAATGCACAAGCAGATGAAGATTGGCCACCAGAATTTAAAAAATTTTGTAAAGTTTATATGATTTATGTAAACGAATATCCAATGCACTTTGCTGCTGGCTGTTGTGATTTTAACCACCCCTCTAATGACAGACAAAAAATAGAATATTTAGGCGACAAGTTTGAAGAAAAGGAGTGTGTATGAAGGATGAAGATAAAACATACGAAAATGAAGTTAATATAAAACAAGAGAATTATATTAAAGATCAAAAGCAAACTATTGAAGGTTTAAAAAAAGAAATAGATCGCCTCCAGGAAAGCTACGATAATCTAAAAATTATAAATGATGGCCACCAAAAGTTAAATGGCGAGCTGCGCATTGAAGTTAAAAAATTAAAGGAAGAAAACGAAAAACTTAAAGATCCGTTAAATGGTTTTAGAAAAGATGGGGGAGTTTAGTGGCCAGGGGAGATCTTAAAAATAACTATTTTAATATTGGCGATCCATATTCAGAGTGGTGCAGAGAGAATAAAGTTTACATGATTGATGTTGATGCGTGTGGTATTTGCAAAGTTTGTAAAACTCCGTTGTACCTGGCCGAGACTTGTTTTGATCGGGGCCAAACGTGGAAGGCTACTACGACTACTGAAGCTCTAGCTAATTTAGCTGGCTTACCTTCATTCCTGGTTTTCTACGAAGCTAATGAAGCTCGTAAATTAATTAGTTTAAGAGTAACGCAGCTCACACCGACAAGAGGTAAAGAAACACTTATGCTCCCGGATGGCTGGTTCCAGGTATTAGAATTACTCCAGGAGCAGCATAATCCACATTGCGTAAAAAAGGAGGCTAGTTGAGTTATTTCTTTGTAGGCGATTTAAACATACTAAAGGATAAAAGATTAACACCAATTGATCGATTAGTTTATTTTAGCCTGGTGTCGTTTATGAGTAGTAAGGATGGAAAGTGTTATCCTCGATATGCAACGATAAAGCGGGATCTGGGTATTTCTAAAGCATCTATCAATAGATCCATTAAACATCTTGCCAAACTAAAATTGATAACAGTAAAACGCTTATCTTCGACAAACCTTTACTTATTATCGCAGCAAGTAGAGCTGGAGAAAAACCGCATAAAACGGCTGAAGTCTCAATTTGATAGCACCGATGTATCACAGAGACATTTATTAATAAAACCATCCTTATATAACTATAATAGGAATGTTAATAAGTATCAAAGAGGTAAATTTATCTCTCCCCCAGTCGCTAATCATTCTAAAACAACAATAGAATATGAAGGCGAGAAATACGAGTATTGCGGAGAATTTAACAATTATCTTGAATATGTTAATAAACGAGGCGACAAGGTTGCCAAACATAAATGGAAAGATGAACCTATAAAAAAGTTTGATGCCATCGAGAAGGTGGCTTCTTGAAGTTAAGGTGTGTGAAGATAATGGATATACTGGATGAAGCTGGCTTGGCAGAACGCTTTATGCCTAAACCTAAAATACCAAAAGCAGCTTCGATGTTTGATATTCTGGAATTTACTTATGATCCAAAGGATCATGGCTATTATAATTCAAAAAAACTTAAATTAAGAGCAAACAACAAACAAATTAATTGCTGGGATTTAACAGTAACAGAGTTGTTACCCCTGGTTGAACTTGAAGATCGTAAAATACTCTGGGCCAGATCTAAAAGATATTCCTGGGTAGCTTTGGGTAAGATGTTTGGTTGTCATCGTGTAACAATTAAGAAAAAGTATGTTGCAGCTGTGTTTACTCTTGAAAGCAAGTTAAACAAAACTCTTATAGACAAGATAGATAATATTTAGTAATTGAAAAGGTACAGTTGGATATAAAAGTATTCAGATATTATGGCTGGTCATCCACTTAAAAAAATACAATGCGAAAGTATCGCAAGAACATCTGGCAAGCAATGTAGAGCAAAAGGGTATTTAATGAAAAGTGGCCATTATCGTTGTCGCTTTCATGGTGGAGCTTCTACTGGCGCAACAACACTAGAAGGTAAGTTGATAGCTTACAAAAATTTAAAACAATTTAAAAATTATACAACAGAACAATTATTACAATGGATCCAAAACAAACAAATGAAATCATCAAGCGTTTAGAGCTTGGCGAACCTTTATCCAAAATTACCAAAGATAAAAAACTTCCCGATGTCTCAACTGTCTATAAGCATTGTCGAGATAACAAAGATCTACACGATAAGATTATGCAAGCAAGACAAACTGGCGTTTGGACATTGCTTGATAAGATTGCTGAAGATATGGAAGTGCCAAAGACACCACAAGAAACACATTTTTTAAGAGAGAAGTATTCACACATTAGATGGTTGGCGAGTAAACTTGCTGCTAAAACTTTTGGCGATAAAATTCAACAAGACGTTAAACAAGACACGACAATAACTGTGAGTTGGGGAAATCCAAATGATATGGTTGAAGCTAAAAAAATTGTTGAGGAAGTACAAACGACATCTGTACCGAGCTTACCTGGTTAACAAGTTGTAGGGTTTTTCCGTGTTTCTATACTGGCGGCCACGATCCTCGTGCGTGCGTATGAGTTCGGAACAAAACAAGAACATTGGCTAGTAACTCCCTGGTTACTCTCTGGTTTAGTATAGAATTGTTAATTAACGCTAATAGTTGGTAAGATATAGATCTACGACCCATGTTTGCTGCATATAAAACAAGAACAATGCAAGAACATTTGATGGGGTATCCCCGCAAATGGGCCGCATATTTTTAAGTATATGTAACTTGGGAGTTCAGCACACAGACACAGACAGACAGACATTATGGTTAAAAAAATACATCAAAATAAAACTGGCGGATTAAGCGAAAGAGGCAGAAAATTTTTTAACAACAGAGACGGATCTAATTTAAAAGCTCCAGTAAGCAAAGGTACTGGGGGGAGGCGTGTATCATTTGCAGCGAGGTTCGCTGGAATGCGTGGCCCCATGAAAGATGATAAAGGCAACCCAACTAGAAAAGCTCTTGCTCTAAAAAAGTGGGGGTTTAGTTCAGTAGCCGCTGCCAAAAATTTTGCTAACAAAAATAAGAAAACTGCATAATGGATAATGATTTAAAAAATAAAATGATAACTGCAATGGTATTCCTGGCCGAAGATACAAACGGCATGGTTATCCATTTAAACGGATTTGATAATCCAAAGCACGCAAATACTTTTGTCAAAAAATTAATGAAGAATAGTGGGATTGAGTACAACTCAATATTAGATATGGTTGATCTACCCACATTACACTAGGAGGAAGAATGGAAAAAATAATTAACGAAGTACAACACTATTTAAGAGATCATAAGAAAGTAGTCGCTGGCGTTATTGTTATTCTAGTAATTGCTATAATTTTATAATGCACATCCAGATACCTTATACACCTCGGCCACTACAAGCGAAGCTGCATGAGGATTTGGATAAACATCGGTTCGCAGTATTAAATTGCCATAGAAGGTTTGGCAAAACTATTTTGGTTATTCTACATTTAATTAGAAAAGCTCTAACCAATAATAAGAAGAACCCCAGGTATTATCTAATTGGGCCAACATTCGTTTCAATTAAAAGGGTTTGCTGGGATTATCTAAAGCAATACGCTGGTTGTATTCCTGGTACTACATTTAACGAAACAGAATTAAGATGTGATTTGCCAAATGGCGCAAGGATTACTCTGCTATCAAGCGAGGATCCAGATAAGATTAGAGGAATATATGCAGACGGAGTTTGCATAGATGAGTGTAGCCAGATGAACCCGATACTTTGGCACGAAATTATAAGACCCGCATTATCTGATAGAGAAGGCTTTTGTTATTTTATTTCTACACCAGCTGGAATGTCTAATATATTTTATGAGCTATACCAATATGCTTTGGCAGATCCAAAGTGGTTAGCTTACACAGCAAAGTCATCAGAGACAAAGCTAATAGCACAAGAAGAATTAGATGCTGCTAAAGCACAGATGGGAGAAAGTAAATTTCTCCAGGAGTTTGAGTGCGATTGGATAGCAAATGTTACTGGAAGTATTTATGGAAAAATAATACAAAAAATAGAAGATAACAAACAGATAACCAGAATTGCATACGATCCAAGTTTATTAGTTAATACCGCCTGGGATTTAGGTTACGGAGATAATACGGCCATAGTTTTTTTTCAACAAGTCGGTAATCAAATAATGATTATTGATTATTATGAAAACAACAAAGAAGGTTTGCCGCATTATGTTCAGTTTATAAAAGATAAAGATTATGTTTATGGCGAACATTATGCGCCACATGACATTGAAGTTAC